CTCTTTCTATTTGGAGTGATAACCTTTGACTCAGAAAGAATTCTATAAAACTATGGCCTGGAAAAAGGCCAGGAAATCTTTCATAGATTATAGGCAGTCAATAGACGGCGGGATCTGTGAGGTGTGTGGCGAGGAGCCTGGGAAGATAGTACACCATAAGATATGGCTGGATGACACCAACTGCAATGACCCAAGCATAAGCCTTAACCCTGCTAATTTTATGTATGAGTGTCAGACATGTCATAACAAAGAAATAGATCCCCGGAAAGCAATACCAGGTAGGGTGGTATACGGACCAGATGGGGAAATTATAAGGAATTCGGAATACTAAGGAAAAGGCACTCCCCCCCATAAAACGAAAAAATAAGGGCCGGCGGAGACCGAGCAGAGGCCTACAATTTTACTCTGCAAATTATACGAGAGGGGTGTGGTATATGGCAAAATCAAAGAAAAATACCCGGATCGAAGAAGAAAAAGCCAGATTATTAGAGATATTCAAAGATTTAGAGCCCAACAAGCTGCGGACCTGTGCGGCTCTTATAGATCGGGCTGCGTTTATAACCATCAGCCTTGAGGACCTGGAGGAGCAGCTCAACAAGACCGGCTGGGTCGAGACCTACCAGAATGGTGAGAACCAGATGGGAATGAAGAAGGCCGCGGCCGCAGACGTACATATCAGCCTCACAAAGAACCTCAACGCTATATTTAAGATGCTGCTTGAGCTTGTGCCTCCGGCAAAAAGAGAGAGTAAACTGCAGGCGATGATGGGCAAGTGATTGCTCCTTTCACAAGCTCGATACATGAGTATCACTATAAGATCCAGACCGGTGAGATTATCGTCGGCAAATGGATCCGGCTTCTATATGACAAGATCATCAACGGACTCCGTGATGGTCTTTTCTTTTATGATCCCCAAAAAGCAAACAATGCCATTGTCTTTGTAGAGACCTTTTGCCACCACAGCAAAGGCCGAAACGACCTCATAAAGCTGGAGCTCTGGCAGAAGGCCACAGTCTCTCTTATGTTTGGCATTGTCGATGAGAAAGGCCTGCGAATATTCCGCGAGGTCTTTTTGGTCATCGGCCGAAAGAACGGCAAGAGTCTCTTTGCCTCTGCTTGTATAGCCTACATGGCATATCTTGACGGAGAGTATGGAGCGGACATATACTGCCTGGCGCCGAAACTTGAACAGGCCGCCATTGTATATGACAGCTTCTATCAGATGATCCACCAGGAGCCTGAGCTTGACGAGCTGGCTCAGAAGCGCCGCAGTGATATTTACCTGAAGGAGACAAACAGCACCATCAAGGCGCTGGCCTTCAACGCTAAGAAATCAGACGGTTTTAACCCTCACCTGACAGTATGTGACGAGATCGCAAGCTGGCCTGCTGAACAGGGCCGCAAGCAGTATGAGGTTATGAAATCCGCTCTCGGTGCAAGACGTCAGCCCATGATCCTCAGCATAAGCACGGCGGGCTATGTCAATGACGGCCCCTATGATGAGCTGATGATGCGCTCCACAGCTGTCCTCCTGGGCAGTAGTGAAGAGCGGCGACTGCTTCCTATACTCTACATCATTGATGACGTGGAGAAATGGGACGATATCGACGAACTCCGCAAGGCCAACCCGAATATGGGTGTGTCTGTTTCTGAGGACTTCTTCCGTGAGGAGATCGCAATAGCGCGCAACAGCCTCAGCAAGCGGGCGGAATTCCTCACCAAGTATTGCAATATCAAACAGAGCAGCACACAGGCATGGCTGCCTTATGACATTGTGGACGCTGTGACCGGAGAAGAGCTCACACTGGAGGACTTCAGGAGCTCCTACTGCGTGGGCGGCATAGACCTTTCCCAGACAACAGACTTGACCGCGTGCTGTGTGGTCATCGAAAAGAATGGCAAGCTCTACACCTTTGTTCAATTCTTCATGCCTGAGAATAAGATCGACGAGCTCCAGCAGCGGGAGGGAGTGCCTTATAGGCTATATGTCACCCAGGGGCTTATCCAACCAAGCGGAGAGAATTACGTCGATTATAACGACTGCTATGCATGGTTTATGCGGCTGGTGGAGGAGTATGAGATCCTGCCGCTACAGGTGGGCTATGACCGATACTCAGCGCAATATCTTATACAGCAGATGTCACAGTCTGGCTTTCACATGGATGATGTATTCCAGGGAGAGAACCTCACCCCGGTCATCCACGAATGTGACGGCCTGCTGCGTGATAAGACCCTGCAGCTCGGCAGTAATAATCTGCTGAAGGCTCACTTTCTCAATGTGGGCATGAAGCAGAACGAGGAGACCCGAAAGATCCGCCCGGTCAAGATAGACCCGCGGTGCCACATCGACGGCTTTGTTGCCGTCATAGACGCCCTGACCGTCCGCCAGAAATGGTATGACCAGATCGGGGAACAGCTCAAGAATGCATCATAATTTAAGGAGGTACCGGATGGGCGCTTTTTCTAAGCTCTTCGGCAAATTCAAGGTCAAGCAGGAGCTGGGGCAATTCTTCCAGATGCTTGACGGTTATACGCCCGTATTCACCACCTATGACGGCGGTGTGTACGAGATGGAACTGACGCGGGCCTGTGTCCACACATTCGCGTCACACTGCAGCAAGCTCCAGCCCAAGGTCAACGGCCCGGACAGCAGAGGCCTGCAGGCTATCCTTGACTGGAAGCCCAACATGTTCATGACAGGGGCACAATTTATCTACAAGGCGGCCACGATATACGAGACACAGAATACCTGTTTTATCGTGCCTATCCTGGACAGCTTTGACCGCATCACAGGCTATTACCCGGTCATGCCCAGCAGCACAGAGCTGAGGGAAAAGAGCGGCGTGATTTATCTTGTTTATACCTTCGGGAATGGAGAGAAGGCAGCGATCGAACTCTCCCGCGTGGGAGTGGTCAGCAAATTCCTCTACCGCAACGATCTCATGGGTGAGGACAACAGCGCGCTGGATCCTACCCTGCAGCTCCTTGCAACCCAGAACCAGGGTATAACTGAGGGTATCAAGAATAGCGCGAGCTTCCGCTTTATGGCCACCATAGGCAACTTTACAAAAGGCAAAGACCTGGCCAATGAGCGCAAGTCCTGGGTAGAGGAAAACCTCGGCCCTGACGCAGGAGGCCTTGCACTCTTTCCCAACACCTACACAAACGTGCAGCAGATCCAGTCTGCCGCCAAGATCGTAGACCCTGAGCAGCTCAAGCTGATACAGGAGAGGGTGTACACCTACTTTGGCTCAAATGAGGAAATTCTCTGGAATAAGGCTGTCGGAGATGTGTGGTCAGCCTACTATGAGGGCAAAATAGAGCCCTTTGCTCTCCAACTCTCACAGGCCATGACCACTATGACCTATAGCCAGAACGAGATCACCCGCAAGAATGCCATAGTCTGGAGCTCCAATCGCCTCCAGTATATGAGCAATGTGGACAAGCTGAATGTCAGCTCCCAGATGTTCGACCGAGGCGTCCTGAGCCTTAACGACATAATGGATATATGGAGCCTGCCTCACGTCCCGGACGGAGACAAGCGATATATCCGCAAAGAATACACAGAGATCAGCCAGCTTGATCAGGTCTCCCAGCTCCAGGAACAGCTGACGGCGGCCCAGGCGGAACTGAATGCGGCCAAACAGCCACAGGAACCGGAAGAACCCGAAGAGAAAGAAGAGGAGGACACCGATGACCCCGAAAAGCAAAACTAAGTTTAAGGAAACGGCACAGACGAGAGCTCTGGCCGTTTTTTCGTCCGCTCAGCCCGAGACCAAGCGCCTTGATAGTGAGCACTATGTGGAAGGATATGCGGCCAGATATGAGCCATATATCCTCTACTATGGGTATGACCTGGAGACAGATGAGCGCATTCCCATATATGAACGCTTTGAGCCCGGCTGCTTTGATAGCGCTGATATGTCGGATGTCATTATGCAGTATGACCACCAGGGCAAGGTCCTCGCGCGGACAGGCAACAATAGCCTCATAGTGGAGGCAGATGAGACAGGCCTCTTTTTTGCCGCGGATCTTGGAAGAACCGAGGCCGCACGGTGCCTCTATGACGAGGTTAAGGCAGAGATGGTCACCAAGATGTCCTGGCGCTTCCGCTGTGGTGACTACTACTACGACAGAGAGAGCCACACTATCGTCCACACAAGGATAGAAAAGATCTACGATGTGGCGGCCGTGAGTATACCGGCCAATGACAACACAGAGATCAATGCTCGTGCATGGGTAGACGGAGAGATTGCCCAGGCGGCCCGGAGTGAGGTAGAGCTTGAAGAGCGACGCAGGAGACTGCGCGCAAAAATAAACATTTTAACAGGAGGCAATAACTAATGAGAATTGCAGAAATCCAGGCAAGACTTGCCGAGATCAACACCCTTATTGACAATGCGACCGGTGAGGAGCTTACCGCTCTTGAGACCGAGTCCCGCAACCTTCTTGCAGAGCTTGAGACTCTCCAGAATGAGGCTCAGGCACGTCAGCAGCTCCGCAGCGATATTGCTGCCGGTGCTGGCACTCCCATTCCCGGTGCTACTCCCGCCCAGCCTTCCACTGAGGAGAGAGCGGCTCAGACCTTCGCAAACACCAACCACATGACCATCGGGGCAGAGCAGTCCAGAGCTACTCTTATCTCCGGCGGAACTCTTGCAACTCCTACCCAGGTAGACGGCATTAACGAGATTGTAGGTGCGAAGGTTTCCAGCATCATCGACCTTGTAAAGGTAGTCAACTGCGTAGGTATGGGCAGCCACAAGGTGGCCTATGTAGATGAGGACGCAGCTGCTGCAGGCGCTCACACCGAGGGTCAGGCCATCAATGCTGCTGAGCTTGCAAAGTTTAACTTTGTAACCATCACCCCTGAGTCTGTCGCTGTTCTTGACTTTATCTCCAACCAGGCCAAGAAGCAGACTCCTCTCCAGTACGCTACCAAGGTCCGCAGCAATGCTCTCCTTGCTCTCCGCAAGAAGGCTGCTGAGATCGTTACCGCGAAGCTCAAGGCGTCTGCTCTCAACGCTACCGTTGAGGGTACCGCTGGCAAGATCGAGGCAACCACTCTCCGCAAGATCGCTCTTGCATACGGCGGCGACGAGTCTGTTGTAGGCGGAGCTGTGCTCTTCCTTAACAAGGCCGACCTCCTTGCATTCGGTGATGTGCGCGGCACCAATGAGAAAAAGGCTGTATATGAGATCACTCCTGATGCGGCTAACCCCAACACCGGCGTGATCCGTGACGGTGGTCTCTCCGTCCGTTACTGCCTCAACTCCGGTCTTACCGCATGCAGCACTGCAGCTGAGGGCGCAGGCGTTACCATGATTTATGGTGCACCTCAGAACCTTGAGCTTGACCTCTTCTCTGACTACGAGGTAAAGGTCTCCGAGGACTTTGCATTCGACAAGAACATGGACACCATCCGTGGTGCTGTTGATCTTGGCGCGGATGTAACCGTGAAGAACGGCTTCGTAGCACTTACCATCTAACTTGACACAGGAGGCGTCAAATGGAAGCAGATATTTTGCGGAGAGTCAAGCTCTCTCTCCGCACCAGTCATAACGTCCTTGACGAGGACATCCGTGCCGACATTGACGCATGCATAGCGGATCTGCAGATCTGCGGGGTCGTGAACGCTGACCCCGCAGACCCGCTCATCTTTAACGCTGTAAAGCTCTACTGTCGAGCACAATACACAGATGACACGGCCAAGGCCGCAGCCTATATGGAGCGCTACAACGCGCTCAAGTCATGTCTGATGATGGCCGAGGGCTACGGCTGGGAGGACACCGATGATTGAGTCCATCACTCTCATAAAAGAGGACGGCACCCGCGCTGACAAGCTCGCAACCCTGCAGAGCATAGGGCAGACAGAATTCTACCAGGCGGCAACCACTGACTACCGCCCGGAGAAAAAGTATGTCCTCTCTGATTATCTTGACTACAATGACGAGCCCTACCTTATGGTGGGTGAGGATCTGTACAGGATCATCAGAACATACCGAGCAGGCCAGAAGATGGAGCTGACTGTGGGCAAGGCCTCTCTGGAGGAGCGCAGGATCTATGGCAAAGCAGACAATTAAGCCCGGAGATCTGGGCAAAGCTATCGAGCAGCAGCTGATAGGCTACCATGAGGATATTGTCAAGCGGATCAATGCACAGTCTGAGGCGGCTGTCAAGAGCCTTGTGAAAAAGACCAAGGCCACAGCACCGAAACGGACAGGCGACTACCGTAAGAACATAGCCAGCAAGCTCTTGAAAGAGAATGTAAACGGTAATACCTATGTGTGGTATGTTAAAAAACCGCTACACAGGCTCACGCACTTACTTGTGCATGGTCACGAGACAGTGAACGGCGGCAGAACAAAGGGAGACCCCTTCCTGCGCAATGCACTGGATGCGGTGCTGACGGAGTATGAAAAGAATGTTGAGGAGGCGATCAAAGAATGATACGAGAGATCCTGACAGAGGCTGGAGTGGAATTTGAACAGGGCCACTTTATCCGCAAGCCACAGGGCACCTATGCTGTCTACTTTGATGACGTTGACCTTGACGGCCCTGACCGAGAGTCAGTCATACTCGGCCAGCCTTTGCCTGCTGTCTGCACTCATAATGTCCGCATAGAGCTCTATGAGCCTGCAAGAGATGATAAAGCGGAGGCTGATCTGGAGAGGGCAATACTCTCCCGCGGCCTCACATTTACAAAAGAGGACAGATACTGGCTGTCCGATGCACTGGCCTATCAAGTCATCTATGAGCTTACCTATACTGACAAACTGTAAAGGAGAATATACCAATGGCAAAGAGATCTAAAGAAAATATTACTCTCGGATCCGGCAAGATCTACCTCGCTGAATACACCGACGAGATCCCTACCCATACCGAGATTTGCAAGCCTGAGAACCTTCTCGGCCATACCAAGGGCGGCGCAGAGCTGACCTACACCGAGGAGACCCACGAGGAGAAGGATGACCTCGGCTATGTTTCCAAAGTCGTAACCATTTCCGAGGAGGCTATCCTCAAGCTCGGTGTGGGCACCTGGAACGGTGACACCCTCAAGAAGCTGGCTGACCGCTGCAATGTTACCGAGGCCTCCGGTCTCCGCACTGCACACATCGGTGGTGCCGGTAATGCACAGGGCAAGGAGTGGGTAGTCTGCTTTGCACACGAGGACAAGAAGGACGGCAACCTCTGGGTCATCATCAGAGGCCGCAACACTGCGGGCCTTACCCTCACCTTTGCCTCTGACGCTGGCACCTTCCTGGAGCCTGAATTCCGCGCAATGCCCCAGGATGACAAGGGCACCCTCATCACCCTTATCGAGGAGACCCCCGCGGCATAACTTTCTAAGCGGGAGGCACACCAGCCTCCCGCTTACTTACTTTTAAGGAGGCCATACAATGGCAGATGTATTAGATTTTAGCAAGCACAGGCCGCCTACACTGCCTGTAGTTTTCAATGACAAGGCACAGACCAGCATAAGCGTGACCCCTCCCTTCGTTGATCTTGTGGAGGAGCTTATTGCCAACGCTGACACCCTGCAGCAGCTTCTCCTCCAGGATGATGACAGTGCTGTAGAGCAGCTCTATGATCTGGCTGCAAGGCTTATGTCATGCAACCGCAACCTCAAGAAGATCACCCCTGAGTCACTCCGCAAGACCTACAAGATCGAGGAGGCTGACCTGGCTGAATTCTTCACGGCATACACTGACTATTTACACGAACTTAAAAACGCAAAAAACTGATACTCCCGCACTACCCAACACAGAGCAGTGCGGGTGCTCATCACTATATAAATACCACTTATGAGAGGAAGCTGGTGGCCGATTATACCGGCCTCAACTTTCATGAGATAGGGCAGCTGGACTATGGTGTATATCTGCTATGGCTCAGGGATGCCTTTATACATTCGCTTGACAGTACGGAAGAGGGGCGGGAATATCTGCGTAATGCTTGGCGCATAGAGCAGACGGAACCGGACAGAGCCAAGCTGCGGGCAAGATTTGGCCGAGAGGAGGATACCGACCATAGCAAATAAAGCAATTAAAGGCTTGACCATAGAGATAGGCGGCGACACCACAAACCTGGGCAAGGCCCTTGATGATGTAACCAAGCAAAGTAAAAACCTATCTGGAGAGCTGTCACAAGTCAACAGAATGCTGAAGCTGGATCCCGGCAATGCAGACCTACTGACCCAGAAGCAGCAGATCTTGACCAATGCCATAGCAGACACCAGCAAAAAGCTGGAGGTCCTCAAGACTGCCGAGGCTCAGGTACAGGATCAATTTGAGAAGGGTGATGTCTCAGAGGCCCAGGTGCGTGAGCTTCAGCGCGAGATCATAAAAGCTACCCAGGAGCTGGACAAGCTGGAGAAGGCCGCAGAAGAGACAGAGGATGCCCTCAAGGGGCTGGGCGACAAAGCTGATGATGCAGCTGAGGAGATCGATGACACCGCGGACAATTCCAAAGATGCAGAGGGTGCGCTCTCCGAAATGGGCGACAGCGCTCTGGATGTGGCAAAGACCGGCCTTACCGCTCTTGCTGCCGCCGCTGCTGCTGCTGTGGCTTCCATTGTGGCTATAGCAGAGGAGTCCCGCGAATACCGCACCGCCATGGGTAAGCTGGACACAGCTTTTACTGACAATGGACACAATGCAGAGGTCGCATATAAAGCCTACTCGGAGCTCCAGGGAGTCCTCGGAGAGACAGACCAGGCTGTGGAGGCTGCTGCTTTCCTGGCGGATCTGTGTGATACCGAGGAGGAGCTGGCAGAGTGGACGGACATCTGCACCGGTATATATGGACGCTTTGGTGCTTCTCTTCCTATCGAGGGGCTCACAGAGGCGGCCAATGAGACTGCCAAGACTGGCACTGTAACTGGTGGACTTGCCGATGCACTCAACTGGGCAGTCGGTGAGGAGGAGGACTTTGGCCTTTCTCTCAAGGAGAATATCAAATTCACTGAGAAATCCGCCGACGAGCTCAAGAATATGACCAAGAAGCAGAAGGAGGAATACGAGGCCCGCAAGGAGCAGTATGAGGCCATAGAGGACTATAATACCCGCCTTGAGGAAGCCACCACTGCTGAGGACAAATTCAACCTTGCACTGGAAAATTGTACTGATGAGCAGGAGCGCCAGCAGCTCATCACAAAGACCCTGACCAAGTATTACAAGGGTGCAGCCACTCAGTACAAGGAGACTAACAAGGAAGTCATCCGCGCAAACAAGGCCACCGAGGAATGGAATAAATCCATGGCCAACATAGGCGGCTATATGGAGCCTGTTATAACCGACATTAAGGAGCTGGGTGTCTCTCTGCTACAGAAAGCGGAAAAACCGCTCAAGAATATAGCAGATTTTATCCGTAACAAATTTATTCCCGCGCTGGTCAATATCTCAAACTGGTGCAACAACAACAAGGCCACCATAATCGGTGTGGTGACGGGACTTACTGCTGCTATGATAGCCTTTAAGACGGCCTCTCTTTCTGCCAAGCTGGCGGAGGAGGGCCTAACCATTGCCACAGTAGCCCGAACAGCGGCACAGAAAGCGCTCAATGTTGTCATGGCTGCAACTCCTGCGGGCCTGGTAATGACCGCAGTGGCGGGACTTACAGCTGCCATGGTGGCCTATGGTCTCGCACTTAGTGATGAAGCTACTCCTCGCGTGGAGGCTCTTACTGAGGAAGAGAAAAAGCTGATGGATGCCTCCAACTCCGCAGCGGACGCTTTCCGAGATCAGATAGACTCAACATCAGAGAATGCGGGCAGGATCCAGGCTGAGATGGGAGCAGTCACTGAGCTCAAGGATGAGCTGCTTCTCCTGGCTGACTCTTCCGGCAAGGTCAAAGAAAAAGACCAGGAGCGCGTTAATTTTATCCTTAACGAACTCAATGAAGCACTGGGCACCGAGTATGAGATGGTTGATGGTGTTATCCAAGAATATGGGAAACTGACCCAAAGCATCAATGATGTCATACTCGCAAAGACTGCCAACTCTCTCATAGAAGCGGCAAACGCTGACTATATAACCGCGCTACAGGCAGAGGACAGAGCAATGCAGGCCGTGGTCCTTGCAGAAAAGGATTACGCAGCACAGCTTGATGTTGTCGATCAAAAAGAGGCAGAGGTCCTGGAGAAGAAAAAAGAATACGATGAGCAACGCAAAAATATCCAAAATAGGGGAGATGAGCGCCGGCTTGCAGGGCTGGCCCTACAACTTGGAGCAGCCCAGGAGGAACTTAACAAGGAAAAAACCATCCTTGATGAGAAGCAAACGGCTCTTGAGGATGCAGCAGCAGATTATCAGCTGTATAACGACACTATTATAGGCTACAAAGAGGCTCAGGCTGCAGTCTCTGAGGGTAACTATCAGAAAGCTGTCGATCTTCTTACCGACGAGGGTGTTGTTTACGGCAATTATGCGGACACCGTGGATGAGGAGACTAAAAGAGCAGTCGATACCCTCCTCAAGAAGGCAGTCGATGCCGGTATAGCCGCCAAGAGGACCAAGGACAACTTTGAAAAAGGTGTGGATGGCTACACCAAGGAGATGGTGGACGAGGCAGAACAAGGCTACCAGGACGCCATGGATGCCTATGCAGATGCCTATGCAGACGCGCAAGGTGTTGGTGAGGATCTGGGTGAAGGCCTTGAGGATGGTATGGAAAATAAGCGCTTCGGGCTTATTGACAAAGCAAAGAACCTGGTCAAGAGTATCATCGGCGCTATGAGACAGGAGGCGGACTCCAACTCTCCCGCACAAAAGACTATAGACTTCGGTGAGGACCTTGGAGAGGGTGCTGAGATCGGTGTCGAGAATAAGACAAAGGATGTGGCTGCTGCCGCTCGCAGGCAGACTATAGCCACTCTCAAGGCTTATGCCGAGCCTGCTGCTGAGACCCCCAGCGTATTCCGCAGCATAGCAGAGACTCAGGCCCTGAGACGTGAGCAGTCATACCAGGCCGCTGCTGCCGCGAATAACGGCATTCTGGGTGAGATCCTCAAGGCTATTCAGGCAGGCCAGGTCATAGCTCTTGACGGCAAGACCTTGGTAGGCGGCACAACTGAGAATATGGACACCAGCCTCGGCCAGCGCCGAATTCTTGTAGCAAGGGGAGCTAAGTGATGAAAAAAAGAAATATTATTCTCGGCAGCTATCACACAGCCGCCCACGGCTGGACCCTGACCGGGTGGAGCTTGACTCCCGCTGTTGAAAAGACAAACTACGTGGACAAGGTAGGCGGGGACGGCTCCTGGGATCTCTCCACCACCCTGACGGATGGGATCCCAACCTTCTCAGACAGAGAGCTGACCGCAACCTTTGAGAATTCCGAGGGCACAAGGGACAACCGCAACGCGGAGATCAGCCGCATGACCAACCTACTCCACGGCATGCGGGTAGAAATAGAGATCCCCGACCATTCGGGCTATCATCTGATCGGCAAGGTCTATGTTGCAAAGGAGTACAGCGACGAGGCCCATGCAGCCATTACTGTGACAGCACAGTGTGAGCCCTGGCTCTATGCCAACACAGAGACCACAGTCATCCTGACCGCAAAGACTACGGTACAGATCGCTTCTCTTGTCAATAACGGCCGCAGAGCTACTGTGCCGACACTTACAGTGACCGGTGGCACAGTGCTGGTCAAGTATGAAGGCGGCAGCTTTTCAATGGCGACAGGCGCATATCAGTGGCCTGACCTTCTCCTTACTCCTGGAGTGCATGACATAACCTACAGCGGCTCAGGCACACTGACTGTCACCTATAGAGAGGCGGTGCTTGAATGATCCAGGCCTTTGCAGACGGCATAATGTTCTATGACAGCCGCCTTGATCAGTACAGCCTGCAGCAGCTCTATGTTACCAGAGGCATAAACAAGGGCGGCACGGCGGAGATAACCATGCCGCCGAGTCATCCCGCATATAACAGCTTTATCAGCTTTAAGACCATCATTGAGATATACCGGGACGGCCGTCTGCTCTTCCGTGGGCGGCCTCTCTACCCCTCAGATGACATGTACAAGATACGTACCATCTACTGCGAGGGTGAGCTCTGTTTCCTCAATGATGCTGTGGTCCGCCCATATCTGTACCAGGCGGATCCGGCCACCATTTTCACAGATCTGATAGGCACATATAACAGCCAGGTCGAGGAGCAGAAGCGCTTTGTGGTCGGTGAGATCACGGTCACGGATGCCAATGACTACCTCCGCCTTGAGAGTGAGTCTGCTCTGACGGCCATGGAGGTACTGAACGCGCTGATAAATCGGTGCGGCGGATATATCGTATTCACCACCAACACAGATGGAGAGCGGGTCATCAACTGGTATGCAGATCTTGAGTACAGAAGCAATCAGTCCATCGAATTCGGGGAGAACCTTCTGGACTATTCCCGCACAGATGCCAATACCAACCTGGCCACAGTCATCGTGCCCTACGGCTCCCAGGATGAGACCACGGGTGTCAGAGTCACAATAGAAAGCGTAAATAATGGGCTGGACTACATAGAGGACGCTGAGGCTGTGGCGCTCCGGGGCCGTATCACAAAAGCGGTGTACTGGGATGATGTCACTGTGCCGGCCAACCTCTTGCGGAAGGCGCAGGAATATCTCTCAGAGAGTCGGCTAATGATCACAGCCCTGGAGCTGTCCGCTCTTGACCTCTCGCACGTAGACAAGAGCATTGACCGCTTTGAGGTAGGCGACAAGATCCGCGTGACATCAAGACCGCACGGCTTAGACGAGGACTTTATCCTCACAGATCTGTCCGAGAACCTTCTGGACCCTTCCCTCAGCACAATAACACTGGGCAAGGAGAAGAACAGCCTCACAGGTGCAGACGTAGCGGGTGACAGGAAGAGTCTGAGCGACCTCCAGAACATCACCCACATCATCAAGGCAGACTATATGCTCAACATAGCCCAGGCTATTGAGCGGACGGAGCAGGCGCTCTCCTCTCTCATAACGCAGACCAGCGAGAGCATCCGCACAGAGGTCTCAGAGACCTACGCAACGAATGACGAGCTGCAGTCTGCTATCTCTACAAGCATGACACAGCTGGCTGACAGCTTTGAATTTTCTTTTTCCTCACTCAAGGCCACCGTGGACGGCAATGATGCGGAGGCACGTGAGAAATTCACCGAGCTGTATAGCTATATCAAATTTGAGGACGGCAACATAATCCTCGGTGACAGTACCAGCGGCATGACCCTGACCCTGGAAAATGACAAGATCACATTCAAAAAGAACGGGCAGCAGTTTGGCTGGTGGGACGGCACGGACTTTCACACCGGTAATATCGTCATTGAGGTCAATGAGCGGGCGCAGTTTGGTAATTTTGCCTATGTGCCCCGCTCAAATGGCTCTCTGTCCTTCTTAAAGGTAGGTGAATAAATATGCCAAGCGGCAGCACAAGCGTAAAGGTAACAGACTGGAATACCCTAAAATTTACATGGGAGCAGAAAGGCAGCAGCAGCAGCTCAAATGGCTGGGAATTCACTATCGGCTGGAAGATGCAGCTCATAGCCACCAGCGACGGATATATCAGCTCCTCAGCTGCAAAAAGATGGAGTGTGACCATCGGCGGCAAGGAATACAGCGGCACAAACACAATAGGCATATCAAACAACACGACAAAGACCCTGGCCAGCGGAACAGTAGAGCTTTTCCATAATCGTTTAGCGGGCCCGACATTCAGCTTTGACTACTCATTTAGCCAGCAATTTGACATGAATTTTAACGGCTGGGTGGGCACAAAGAGCGGCAGCGGCACTGGTGAGGTCCCGATCCAGGCCAGTAAGTCATCACTGACTGTGAGCAATGGCACACTGGGAACAGCGCAGACACTTGCAATAGGCCGACAGGCCAACACTTTGACGCATACCATCACTTACAAGTGCGGCACGGCCTCCGGCACGATAACCAGCAACACCACAAGC